AGAAGGGTCACACCCCACCCTTTTTTTGTGAATGGGAAAAAAAGAGCCTACTAAAATCATTATCTTTCAATAACATTCAAAACCTTTCATAAAAATAAGATTGCCTAAACGGTAGAAAAATAATTTTTACCGTGCATCACCATTCCTTCATCGGGGATGGTCTCAAAATCCTCATTTGATTCTAAAACATTTTACAAATAAGCGACTTGCATATTTTATAAACATGTTTTCTATTTGGAAAATTATTGAAAAATTTAGACGAATCTAAACAAAACTAAAAAAAATTGTATTTCAAAATCTTCCAAAATCTTCCAAAATCTTCCACGTGGTACGAGGTAAACGAGGACGACCAAAGAAAGGAACCGACACAATAGGCGAGAATCCTATTGGTGAAATGGTTGGACTGGAACAGCTTGGCGAGCTTGTTGGGCTTAGTCAGTTCCAGGTGAAAGAATATCAAAAGGATGGTGTTTTTTTTCGAGATGAAAACACAAAGAAATTTGACACCCGAAAGAACATCCTTTCTATCATCCGACACTATCGGGATAAAACGTCTGGATCAGATACACAACGGCTAAGGAAAGCTAAGGCAGATTTAGCGGAAGTGGAGCTGTTTGAACGTAGAGGAGAGCTTATTACACTGGATAACGCTAAAGAGAGAGCAATAGACGTGTTTGGCGCTTTGTCTAGGGATTTAGAAGAATTACCTATGAAAGTGGCCCCACAGTTAAACCCGACCGACCCTCAGCACGCTTACGATATACTAAACGATGAAATTAAGAGAGTTTTTAAGAATTGCCGTACAAGAATAGCTAAACGGTACAAGATGAATAATGTATAAGGATTCAGAGATCGTATTAGAGAATTATACTCACTTCCTACTTAACTTCTTTAAAGAGAAGGACACAAGGACAGTTTCAGAATGGGTATCTGATAATGTTCAATTCAATGAGCCCGGAAACAATAGGAATTTCTCGCTGCGTGGCAGGGAATATATAGAAGAGCCTTTAAACCTAATTGACGATAAAACCAATAAAGACATTGTATTAGTCTTTGGAAGCCAATCAGGTAAAACAGCTATGTTAATGGGAGGCGTTGCGTACATAGTTTCCAATACAAGCACTTCTGTCTTTTGGGCGATGCCTAATCAAGACTTAGCCGAAAGATTTTCGGAGACTCGCTGGATTCCTATGCTTAGGAATAGTTCGACATACAATCTATTGCCTAGCGATACGAGGAAAACCAAAAAGGCACTACAATATATAGGAAGTAGTACAGTGATATTTGTAGGTTCTAATTCTGCTGCACAATTAGCTTCCCAGCCGGCGCGGGTTATTATTTTAGACGAGGTTGACAAATTCAATAGGGGAACAGAGTTAGAGGGCGATGCGGTGACCCTCGCAGAGCAGCGGTCGAAGGATATGTTTTTCCCAAAGAGAATCAAAACCAGCACGCCGACTATTGAATCTAATCTAATCTGGCAAGAGTTTTTGAAGGGAGATCAAAGACGCTATTTTATGCCTTGTCCGTTTTGTTCGGAAGACGTTGTATTTGTATGGAGTGAAAACTTTTCCGTGCTTCCTAAAGTGGGAAGGGAAGCATACATCTATTGGGATGAAAGCGCGAAGGAAGGGGATAAGTGGGATTATGACAAAGTAGGAGCTACAGCTTACGCTCTTTGTCCACATTGCAAAGGGCACATAACAGAGGAATATAAGACAAAGATGATACGCGAGGGCCATTGGGTCCCGACTAATCCAAAATCTGACAAAACATTCGCTTCCTTTCATCTTTCTTCTCTCTATTCGACATCACCGGAAAATTCTTTCGGAAACATAGCAATACGATTCCTTAAAAATATAAAATCTACTTTTGGATTACAGGGTATTGTCAACGGCGATTTTGCGGAGCCATGGGTGAGTCAGGAAGTTCAAAACAGAACGGAGCTAGTTCTATCTTCAACATACTCTTGGGAAGGAGAGAAAACTGTCAAACTGCTTACAGCAGACTTCCAGAAGAATGCGCCTCACATTTGGTATATAGTGAGGGAATGGAAAGGGAATGGAGATTCTAAACTTTGTGATTATGGACATTGTGACACATTTGAAGAGTTAGAAGCTGTCCAGCATAAACACTCTATCCGCGATGGTGCGGTTGCTATAGACTCAGGATTCGATTCTCAGACAATTTATCAAATCTGCGCAGATCACGGGAAGTTTATCCGGATTCCCGGAAGGATACCTCAACATTTAGGATGGATACCATCAAAGGGCTGTGCCACATCTCGCTATTGGATAGACAAAAAGACTGCTCAAAAAATGGTGTATGGTTTCGGCAAAGCTAATCTTGGACACAAGCAATACAGTTTAGATATATTGGAATATAACTCAGATATGATTAAGGACATCCTTTGGCGGATGCGTCTGCAAAAAACAGAGGAACGCTGGGCTGTCACAGATATAGTAAACGATGAGTATTGGAGGCATTTATCAGCAGAGAGTAAAGTGGAACGCATTCAAGGAGGGAGACGTGTCTGGGTTTGGGAAATACGGAATAAAGCTGTACCCAATCACCTGTTAGACTGCGAAGTAGTACAGATCGCAATGGCGATGCTTTATCAATTTTTAGATCCAAAATCACCTTTTGAACATAAACCGAACGATGGAAAACGCATTTAACAAAGAGAAGCTATTATCAATAAAAGAAATTGCCGCGTACCTCGGCAGACATCCGGCCTACGTCTATAGATTAAAGACGTTAGGGCTTAAAATGATTGGTGGAAAGGCCACAATTAAGACAGTAGAGAAATTCTTAATAAAAAATCCAATTCCATGGAAAAATTTCCATAAGAAAGAAAAAAATTAAAAAAAATCAAAAAAACTTAAAAAAAAGGAGCCTATTTTACAGTGTTAAAATAGGCTTTTTTCTTCAATATGTAAAAATCTGTAAATATATGTAAATATATGTAAAACGCTTTTTTAACAGTATGACATAAAATTACGCTGATGGGCACATTAGGTGCATTTAAGCGAAGACTGCTTAGAAAGGCGTACTTAGAGGCAGTTAAGAGTGAGGAGATACCACCGATTATTACTATCGGAGACTGGCTGGATAACTATTCTGACCAGCTTCTGAGTGAAGTCGAAGGGGGAAAGGTATTATCCGGGCTTTCTACTAATGGGACATCATCTAATTTTGCTACATCTGAATCCGCAGAATTATCCACTAAGAATCAAATAAAGGCTGTTGACGATTTAATTGGCCTCTATGAAAAGGCTATAGTCGTTCTAAAAGAGCCAACAAACAGAAATGTTTATATCTGGATGATGATGCGGCTTGCTGACCGCCGCAGCATCCAGTTTGAAGAAATTTTCCACCCTAGAATAGAAATCGTCACGCCTGAAAGATGAGATTTTCCCGACAAAAACGATGGATTAAGAAGTTTGTTGACTCTGTTTTAGATTTTATACCAACAAGGACAATCGTAAAGACAGAGCAATGCTTCCCGTTATCCTATTATTATCGTGGGGCAGATAATAATGAAGAGGGCGATCCCCCTATTCGGCCGGTTCTGGATGCGCGTTGGGAAATCACAGAGTGGGACCGTCTGCGCATGGTTTCCTTATCAAGAAACTATGAGAAAAATTCCCCTGTTCAAAATAGATTAGCAGACATTTTTGAAGAGTTTGTGGTCGGCAAAAGCGGGATACAATTCATAGCCAACTCCACAAACAAGGCTTATAACAAACAAGCTCAGAAAGTTTGGGATAAATGGTGCGCTGATACAAACTTTGAAGTGGCACAGGCTGTTATTGCTCGAACTCTATTCGTTGACGGAGAAGTTTTTGTTATCTGTACACGTAACAAAGGAGAGAGAGGAATACGCATTGCAGAAACTCAGGAAGTTTGCGGTTCAAACGGAAATACTCGTTGTTTAAATGGTATTGAATACGATTCACAGCTTCGCCCTGTTCGCTACATTGTTAGAAATGTTTATGGAGAGGGATTTTCTTCTTATGACGCTTCTGATGTTATCCATATCTTTACAAAACTAAGACCTAATCAGCTGCGTGGATTGCCTTATTGTTATCCGGTTCTCGAACGGTTGAAATGCCTGGAGCTTATTATCCAGCATGAAATGAAGCATTCACGTCACACTTCTTCAAAAGCTGGTTTTATTATACACAATGAAAGTGAAGTCCCGGAGATCGAAACGCGGCTAAGGAGTGATGTGTTGGGCGATGAAGTAGATACAGGACAGACCGAAGAAGAACTTTTAGAAAAAAGGCGTAAGGAAATCGAGGATGTAAGAAGGGTTTACGGCGGCGATGTTGGAATCCTCGAAGGAAATCAGGATTTTAAAGAATTTGTTACGGCGCGTCCTTCTGAAGCTTTTATGCGCCTATATCAGGTATTGCTCAATGATATTTGCGAGGGACAAGGAATCGGGAAGATGATGTATTCCCCGGAATCCTATCAGGGGACAGTAGCACGGACTATTATTGAAGTGAATAAATCCTTCTTTGACGGGCATACTGTGATGTTAGGAAACTTATTAAAGAAAGTATTTACTCATATCACAAGCACAATTCCAGTTCCGGGTAATCTAAACTGGAACAATATAGAAATCAAACTGCCTCGTTCTATTGTCGTGGATATAGGCCGCGACAGTGCGAAGGAAATTGAGGAATTAAAGGCCGGTTTGAAGTCATTCCAGACTTCCTATTCTGAACGAGGATTAGATTGGAAGACAGAATTGACACAAAACGCTGCGGAAGCGGAGTTTATCAAGAATCTTGCTAAGGAATACAATCTAACAGAATCAGAAGTAGTTACAAAGTTTATCGGTGACACTGGAACATCCCAAAAACTGACAAGCGACTACAAAGAATCAACACCTAGCACAACTAAATAAAAATGGAAAAATTTTATAGTCTTTTAAGTTACGCCGAGGAAACTGAAATTTATATACATTCTCAGATCGGAAAAACTTGGTATGACGAGAGCGGTATTGCAAGCGGCGAATTTATTCAGGAATTAAAACAGATTCCAAAGAACCACAAAATCAATATCCATATCAATTCACCCGGCGGCTCTGTAACGGACGGATTAGCTATATATTCCGAACTGAAACAGGTCGCGGACAGATTGACTATTACAGTGGATTGTCTCTGCGCTTCCATAGCTTCCATTATTCTTTGTGCCTCTGACAATGTTATTGTCAACAATGCTTCAATGATTGTCATTCATAAGCCATGGGGAGGAATCGAAGGAAACGCTGACGAACTACGGAAATACGCTGATAAACTAGATATGTGGGAAGAAAAGATGCTCGGTATCTATCAGCGTAAAACTGGATTAAGTAAAGACATATTAGCTCAGATGCTTCGCGCTGAAACATACATCCAGCCGGAGGAAGCAATGAAACTCCATTTTGCCGATGAATTTATTGAGGATGCTTCTGAGGAAAAGGTGGCGGCATTCTTGAAGTCCGACAAGATTGGATACAGCAAGAACGTTTTACATACATATCAAATTTTTGCGGAAAAATTAAAATCTAAACAATTAGAAAAAGGAAATAAAAAACCTATGAACGAACCTAATAATGCTATGGAACTTGAGACACTCAAGGCCAAAATGAAAGAGCTTGAGGAGCAGAATGCTTCTTTGGCTGATGCTAAGAACAAGCTGGAAGCGGAAAAGCTGAAAGCTAAAATGGACGCAATCAAAGCTAAGGTTGCGGAAGCTGTTAAAGACGGTAGAATCGCAAATACAGACGCTTCTATCTGGGAGAATGTTTTAGCGAATAACGCTGATGGCGAAAAACTGTTAGCTGGAATTAAAGTTCCTGAAACAAACGCAAAGCCGGAACCGTTCGCTGTTCAAGAAGTTTCTGCGGATGTTCACTATCTCGCTGAACATTTAAAGAAATTAGGCGGCGTTGAAAGAGCTGCATTCAGAAATAATAACAAAGAAAAGCTGATTGGTTATATCAAAGAAAATCCCAAGGCTTCTCTTTCGATTGATTCTGCTCTGAAACAGGACCTAATTATTGGTTATGCTTTGGACGAGTTCAAAATGGTTACGGGGCCGATCACGAAGCTCTTTACGACCATGTTCAAGAATGAGCCGTTGAAGAACTCTGGTACAGATACAGTATTGATTCCGTATTATCCGTTATTTACACAAACAGCTAAACAGTTTTATTACAAAGGCACAAGTCCTAATACAACTACCAATCCAGAAGGTTATGGTGCTGGTGGTGAATTTGCGGTTAGTAAGAGAAGTATTACTGTTGATAAACGCTTGAAAATTGAGTTTGACTGGACCAGTTATGATCTGAATAGAACTCCTTTCTTTGAGCTTAGTAAGGTAATGAGCAAGATGAGCGTTTGTCTGGCGTGGCAAGTTTGGTTACTGATTCACAGCGAGATCAAAGCTGCTAACTTCCAGCAGAAAGCGTTCAAGAACGATATTGCCCTTGCAAACTTCAATTCTGACAGTGTAGCGGATGTGAAATTGAAATGCGATAATCTTCAATGGGTTCCCGGTGCTGGACTTCGTAATATGGTTATCAATTCTATCTTTGAAAACCAACTCCTCAAAGATACTGCAATTAAGAACTATGCGGCCAGCTCCACTAATGATCCGTTATTCCGCGGTAAACTGCCTCCGATGTTTGGCTTTGACATCTATACGAATCCGAACATTCCCGATAATGGTGAACGTCTGTTTGGTTATGCGTGTATGCCCGAAGCTTTGGGCATTGTTAATGCCCCGATCCGTCCGGATGCTCATATTCCGTGCGAATACGAACAGGCGACAGATCCTGATACCGGTATGACTCTGGAAGCGCGTTGGTGGGGTTCCGCTAAGGAAGATAAAGCCTATTGCGCCTTGGAGTTCAACTGCGGTCTGGGTGTTCTCGAAGAGAAAGCTTTGGTTCGACTGGTTGAAACTTCCACGTCTTATAACGGAAGACAGTAATTTAAGTTTAACAATGGGGGTAGAAATACCCCCACAACCTAAACCAGAATAATGATTAACGCAATAACTATAGGCATAGCAAAGTCGAACGGTGCAATTTCTATCCTTAATTCAACGGATGAATTATCGGTTCAAGAAGCTGCGCTGGATACAATCAATCAGAGCGACACTTATTCCCGTGTGGAGGTTTGGGCCCGTCATCTTGGATTAGTGAATTTCCGTGACTATGTGCAGGACCTTTCAGATGTTGGAGACGGTTATGCAATTACAATCACGGTTGTTAGCTGTAATATCTATTATGGTGATGATTGTCCCGACTTCTCTTATACGACTGATAATATCAGACCGGGCGAGAATCCTATAAGCGGCACTGCTGAATATACAATTAAAAATGGTGACGCGACAATCGCATCCTCGAACGTCAAGACAACAGCGCCGGGAACGTACACTATCAAACTGAGCGGATTAACCATTACAGGATACGAGTATTCCA